TTGTACTTCGTTCCATTCTAATTTTAATTGTTTAACCGTTTTCGCATTCATCAAGTGAAACGCTTTCGCGTTTTTCGTGCGCTTCATTGATAAACATTAACTCTTGGGTACAATGTAATCTTTATTCATATCTTCTCCTTGATCAATTATATCATTATCCTATTTGGATAGATTGTCCGCCTATGCAATTAGATTTTGGATCAAATAGAAGTTCAACAATATCTGCTACATGTGAGGTATTTAATGGAATACCGACTGGTTGAGACAACATAATGGTTTATTTTGAATCTTTTTGAAAACTTGGTCTAGTCATATCTGTTTCTATCATTCCTGGACAAATTGCGTTAGGTCTAATTTTAGTTGTAGATAATTCTTTTGCTAAGGAAGCAGTAAATCCCTCTACTACAAGATTTACTTGCAGTATATGCAGTATTTTGATTTGGTATATGTGCTGCAATACTACTAATATTTATTGTTGGAGTATGGACCTGTTTGTTCATTAATTTAATAAAAACCGAACCAGCTATTTGGTGTTCCTAAAACATTAATATTTATTACCTTTTTTATAATTTTCATAAGGGAAAAAAGCAAATGGTAATGATTCAAAAACTCCAGCACAATTTATTAATCCAGTTACTGTTTTATTTTTAATTTTTTCATATATTAAATTTAAACTTTTTATATCTGATACATCTGCTTGTTCCAACATATATGGAGGATTTTCATATTTTAAATCTAGCGGGCTACTTAATGAAATTCCTAAACATCATGGCCAAGTGAATGTAGGCGATCAGCAACTGCTCTCCCTATTCCACGACTTGCGCTAGTAATAATAACTGTCACTCTTCACCATATTTTCCAACATAGCCTGGCTCAAAACCAATTTTTATTATTTTCCCATTCTATATAAGTTATTTTTTGTTCAGCTCTAGTCTTTTTTAATTTTTTCCTCTTTCTAAAATTTGTTCTTCTGTATACAGAATCTGCATTGTCCCAGAATGAACCCACTGTATATCGAGTTCCATCATGAACTTTTGTAACCTCATGTTCATTTGTATGTCCACCTGCAAAAAAAGCAAGCAATCCTTTTTTAGGATGTATTTTTATATCATAATTTTAAAATTTAAATACCCGCCAGAAAAGTCATCATTTAAATATATGAAAGCCGCATATTTGCTTCTTTCAAATTCTGAAGGAGATCCATCCTCATTAGAATTATCAGGAATGAAATGAAGCAAAAGCTCCTGGTAACCATTTTTGTGCATGATAGCTAACTTCAGAAAGTTCTTTTTCTAAAAGCATTTCACCAATATTTTTTATTTTTTCTTTAATATATCATGAAAATATTTTTTTCAAGACCAAATTTTTCACAACCACCAGTGGGGTCTTCATCCCAAAATCCCATTGCATATGAATCATAAAAAGATATTTGATTCCAATCTAAAATTTTATTTAATGATAACCATTCAACATAATTAATTATTGCATCACATTCTTCATCTGTTAAAAAATTTTCTATTGTAAAACATTCATCTTTATATTTTGTTATTTTCATCACTAATGCCTCTCTATTGTCCAAAAATATGGAAGAGTATATCTAATTCCACTGGTTACTGGCCTAACGCCATGAATATAGTTTTTATCTCCTGGAAAAAAATATGCGGCCCCTGGTTTGGTTTAAACTCAATACCTTGTAGTGGAAAATATAATTCTCCACCCTCATAATCATCATTTAAATAAAAAAACAGTTCCAATGTCATACCAAGGAAATGCGTTTGGTGTTCCAGCATCTGGGCCTTCATGCATTTCTTTATCTGCATGAGGTTCTTGTCTAGATCCAACAGGCCATCTAACAATACATGGGCCAGTGGGGGTTGCGTCTACTTTAAAAAATGAATCAATAGTTTTTTCATTCTAAAAATTATACCTGTTAATATTGGTAAAAGTTCTGGAGCATATTGCTTAAAGGTTTCTGTTGTTACAACCCTATCTTTCCATATATTTGCCTGGTATATAATATTTCCATTTTCATTAAATTCATCTTCAGTTTTATCAAAATGAATATTTTCTCTAGCCCATGGCAAAGAATTTCTAGTTCTTCTTCAGAAACTGCATTTAAAATTTCAACTATATTATTTTCACTATTTCCAAAATACCCAGAAGGTGTTATAGATGTGGCAGCAAAATTTTGCCATATTATTACTAGTATCATGCTTCATCTTTATATTCTACCACATTCAACTTAATAGACTTAACCTCATGGTCGCCCATTTTCACCTTTCCAATTTACTCCATCTTTGTAAAAGTTTGTCCATTCTCCTCTACTATAAATTTCTTTTCTTGCTTTTATTTCATTTAAACTATCTACTGGGGACACCTGTTTGTCATATTTTTTAAATATCATTTCAGAGTCTTGTAATTCAGTTAAAGATATAGGAAGTATTGTGCATATTGGATCATTTGCTTTTATTGTTATTATTTTATTTGGTTCTGTTACACGATAAACAATTGGAATAGGGCCATCAAAAAATGAAGTACTAATTATTGTTGTAAAACAAGTAGCACCACTAACAAAATAATTAGAAGGTGGCATTATCAATAAACTTAAATTAGAATCAGTTTTAAATTTTAAATTGCTATCAAAACTAATAGTAGCATTTCCTCTTTGTAGTGCTGTATGTTTTCCACCAGATAGAAGCTTTATATGTTTATCTGATGTGTCAGAAATACCATCCCATATAAATGAAATATCTTCTGGAAACGATAATCCCCATCCTAATCTATTAGTGAGTGTTACTGGAAAACAACTATATGCATGTTTGTTATAAGTTTCATCCATCCACCATCTTTTGACTGGCATTTGAAAAATATCAGCAGATTTTTCTGCAGTTTTATAAACGTCTATTTTATACATTATAATAAATTTTGATTATATTTTTCTTCAAGTTTAAAATACTCTGGAGTATGAGCTGTTTGTAAATAATCAAGCATAGTAACTATAGAATACTTTGTTCCATTAGATACTGGCATTGCAGCATGTGAGTATATAAAAGAAGAAGGGAATAAGTATAGGTCTCCAGCCCTTGGTTTTATTTTTTAAATTAAATTTATCAAAATATAGTTCTCCGCCTTCGTAATCATCATTTAGATATCCTACTGAAGATAAAACACATGTATATGAATATCCGTGATCTGAATGAACTTGAAAAATGTTGATCTTGTCCATATTTTACATAATTAAAAGATTCCCAATAAGTTAATGGAGCAAGGTTAAACATAACTCTATAATCATTTACTGGATCAACTTGTACCTTATAAGAATCTTGCCAAATATTTGCTAGTTCAGTTTCTGTATTAGTAAACATAGATTCTAGAACTTGTTCATTATTTGTTGTTATTGAATTATCATGATTAACTCTTATTTTAAAATCAAAACAATCTCTATAATTTAAATCTGTATTTGCATACCCAGTATAGGCTTGCTTCCATTATACTTTAATCCATTTTGTGTTCCTATTACATTTTCTAATCTATTAATAATATCTAATTCTTTTGTAAATGTATCTCTATAAACAACAATACCTGGACCTAAAAATTCTGCGTTTTGTAACATTTTTTCTCCTTTGTACTATTCTAGCATAATGGCTAAATAATTCGAACCCATACGCCAGGTTCATTATTTTTAATGAAAAGAGTGGTGCTATATAAAATTCTATTATATTTGATTCAGAAGATACATTTATATTAATTAAATCAGTTGGTTTATTAATTATTAAATCTCCAACCTTTATGTCTTGATAATGAATTATTCCGCTATTATTAAATTTTTAATTTAATTTCATCACCTGAAGCAAAATAAAACCCATGCAAAAACGGAACATTTATTCCTGGAAAATCATACCATTTATTATTATCTTCAGGATAATACTTTACATTTTTAGCATACGTCATATACTTTTGCTTACTTTTATTTATTTCATAGCTCCAGCATGCGTGATCTACAGCAATACAGACTCTTTGATATAGGTCATAACAATCTTCAGTGTATATAGAAATACATTTTTGGGATATGTTGTTATGGTATCAGTTTTAATTAATTCTCCATTTTGAACATTATAGATATCTTCTTTTTTTACACCCTTGTGCTCTATATCACTAATGATATTATTTAAAACACCGATTTCTTTTATGTATAAATTTTGTTTTACTTAATATCTGTTTCAATATATACAACTCTCTTATCAAAATAAATTACAGGGAATGAGTAATTTCTAAAATCAAAAATTTCATTTGGATCTATTTTATGAAAATTATTTTCAAATCCTAATTGATATATTGAATTATATAACTGATCTCCTGCTGGAGTTCCACTACTATCTGAATAAATTTTAGACCAAACTTGATATCCAAGATGTTTAGATAACATGTCGTTGGTTGTCACCGAATATTTAGCAATATTTTTATTTCTATAAAATGGATCTACATACATTCTATTAATTTGACAAGACATTAGCCAAGCACTTTGTGCTATTGGGAAATCATTATATATTTTATTTGATACTACTATATCTCCAGTAGAATGATTTTTATTATTATAAGCGGCACACATTACTTTTATGTCAGAATCTTGATCTTCTACAAATGCAAAATAACCCCAAATTCCCTCTGACTCTAAGTCAGGGGAAAATGGTCATATGAAATATCTTTTACTATTTCTTTATAATCATTCCCATATAGGAATTTCATTAAAACCTTCTATACTAAATTATAAATTCCATTGGACGGGATATGCGTCAAATGTTAATCCATTTTCTGTAAAGAAAAAGTCTTGAGGCTCTACGTTAATTGTATAAACCTGAATATTTATTTCTGTGTTTTGTTCCAAGTTTTCAATTGGTACAAAATCTTTTTGGTTATAATTATAGATTAAATCAGTTACTGAAAGCTCTGAAGATTTAATTGTTCTTATAACGCCATCTCTTTGCTACAAGGAAATGATCTAGAGAATATATGTCTGTATTTACTACAACTGCGCCAGCTGAGTTGTGCAATGATATGCCATTAACTGTTGCAACAACTTCTTCTGAAGAATCAATTTGTTCTTGTGTAAACGTAAAAAGCTTTCTCCTTGATGTATTTCCATAAAATTATCTGGAATTCCTGGTATTGATAAGCTAACAACTTCGTCACCAACTTGAAGTTGTCCTGCTGCCACCATTCCATTAGGAGTTCTAATTAATGTACTAACTCCAACACTTTTATAAAGAAACCCTGGAGGGGAAAAGAACCCTGGAGGGGAAAAGAACCCTGGAGGGGAAAAGAACCCTGGAGGGGCAAAGAATCCTGGAGGGGCAAAGAACCCTGGAGGAGCAAAGAACCCTGGAGGGGAAAAGAACCCTGGAGGAGCAAAGAAGCTTGGAGGGGAAAAGAACCCTGGAGGGGAAAAGAACCCTGGAGGGGAAAAGAACCCTGGAGGAGAAAAGAAGCTTGGAGCTTGTGTTGTTACGCTATTAGAATTTGCAGATGTAGCGGAGCTACCGTTTGCATTATCTGCTCTAACATTATAAGTTTGTGCTGTATTTGCTTCTTGAGATACTGTTACAGATGTGCTTGTAGTATTACCACTTTTACCGTCTGATGATGTCCAATAATAATTTGTAATTCCAGAACCACCATTTGCTGGAGCGGACCATGTTACAGTATCATTATTGACGCCTGCAGTTGCTGATGGGGCTGATGGTGTTGCTGGAACTGTTGTAGCAGTTACTCCTACAGAGGTAGATCCGCCACAGAAACCATAAGCATCATAAGAATCTACTTTATATGTGTAAGATACTGCAGAAGATAGACCAGTATCAGAATATGTATTTGTTGGATGAGAAACAGTTGCTATTAAAGACCCATCTCTATATACTCTATAACCAGTAGGGGTGTTTCCCGTAGTAGGATTTGTCCAAGATAAATCTATTCTTCCATTATTATAAGCTCTTCCGCTTGGAACGTTTGTAACAGTTAATCCTGTAACGCAGCCTGGTCCAATAAAGTTATCTTGTGCTGCTGCCTTATTACCTTTTCTTAAAGTTGCCATTTTTTTCTCCTTTATATTAAGCTGACAAGTCGCCCATTACTACCCATGTGTCTGTGGCTCTCTTAAATAGAGTTGCAGAAGACCATTGTGTTCTTAATTTTAATCCTGGAGTTGCATTTACTGTAACCCCAGCAGCTCCAGCAACAGTTACTTGTCCTGCTCCTGTTTGAAGAATATCTATTGAAGTGCCAACTGGGTACGCTGTAGTAGCATTAGTTGGTATTGTTAGAGTTACTGCTGATGCTGAAGAAATTTCAATTAATTGATCTCTATGTGCTAATCCTCCAGTAGATAAATTGTATGCTGCTGTTTGTTGTGAAATTGAAGTTCTTGAAGGAACACCTTCTTTTGTTTGTGTTCCGTCTGTAAATGCTACTCCAGATGCAGATACTGTAACAGTTCCTGTAAATGTTGGAGAAGCAAGTGGAGCTCTTGATGCATCAGTAGCGTGTACGTGATCTGCACGTGCTGCTGTTGTTCCAGTTCCAACTGCTGCTGTTCCATTCATTGGCTGGAGTTGTTGAACTAAGACCAGTAATGCTATTAAACGATGTACCAGTTGCAACTCCAATATTTGGAGTAACAAGAGTTGGACTTGTAGCAAATACTAAAGCTCCTGAACCTGTCTCCTCTGTTACTGCAGAAGCAAGGTTTGCTGCTGATGGTGTAGCAAGAAATGCTGCTACGCCAGTTCCAAGACCGCTAACACCAGTGCTAATCGGAAGGCCAGTTGCATTAGTTAATGTACCAGATGCTGGAGTTCCAAGTACTGGAGTTGTTAATATTGGACTTGTTAATGTTTTATTTGTTAATGTTTGAGCAGTTGTAAGATCTGCAGTAATTGCAGTATTAATACTAAATGCTGATCCAGTTAATGTTAATCCATTATTTGCTGTATATGTACCACTTCCAGAGAATTGTGTAAATGCAATTGCATCTGTTCCTATTGTAGATATTAAGTTTGTCTGTACCCAGCCTGTTTTGCCGTTTACTGTACCGCCTTCTACAAATATAAAGTCACCAGCATCTACTTCTGGTGTTGAATCGTAATCTGTTGCACGTGTTGCTGCACCTGCACCAACAATATAAACACCATTATCCGCAGCAGTATTTTGATTCTTTACAAGAACTCTATTTCCTGTTGCAAGTGTTACACCGTCAAGTATGTCATTATTTTTAATTCCATTGGTAAGATTTATGTTTGACGTTGTTGCTGCCTTTACAGAAGCATGTACGTTTAATCCTGCAGTTGCAGCATCAACATATGCTTTTGTAGCAGCATCTTGATCTAATGTTGGATCTGCAAGGTTTGTAATCTTTTGACTATTCATTGAGAACGACCCAGTCGGAGCAGTAAGGTCTGTTACCTTAGATGTTCTAACCTGTGTATCAAAATCTGAAATTGTGCTTGCTGTTTGTGTACCAGTATGGTTTGCACGAGCAAGGGGATCGGTTGCTAACTTACTAAGAGCAATTGCAGCTGAAGCATTAATATCAGCATTTACAATAGTGCCATCCAAAATCATTCCAGAAGTAACAGTTCCTGTAGGAAGAGTTACAGTGCCTGTAAATGTTGGTGAAGCAAGATTAGCCTTAAGATCAAGAGCAGTTTGTGTCGCTGTTGATACTGGTTTATCTGCATCAGATGTATTGTTTACATTGCCGAGGCCTACCATTGACTTTGTAATACCAGATACTGTGCCTGTAAATGTTGGGGAAGCAATTGGCGCATAAGTTGAAGCGGCAGTTGCGGAAGCAAGTTTAGCATCTAATTGTGTTTGAATTGCAGATGTTACTCCATCTACATATCCTAATTCAGTAGCAGAGACTGTTCCAATTGATGTTGTTGATGGAAGAACTACTGTTCCTGTAAATGTTGGGCCAGCAAGGTTTGCCTTAAGTTCTAAGTCTGATGTTAGATTTGCAATCTTAGATTGAGCAATATCTGCTGTTGCATTAATATCTTCATTTACAATTGCACCATTTGCAATTTTACCTGAAGTTACAGATCCATCTACAATTTTTCCTGTTGTTACTGAATCAGTAGCAAGTTTATCTGATGTAATTGCTGCATTTGCAATTTTACCTTCAGTTACTGCTAAGTTAACAATTTTATTTGTAGATACAGAATCTGCTGCTAGTTTTTCCTTCTACAACAGATAAAGAATTTAATTTATCTGTTGTAATTGCAGAATCTGCAACTTTTGCAGTTGTTACAGCAGAACCATTAATTTTATTAGTTGTCACTGCAGAATCATTAATTTTATCTGTAGTAACTGAAGAATCTGCAATTTTTGCAGCTGTTATTGCAGAATCATTAATCTTATCTGTAGTAACTGCAGAATTTAATATTTTTGATGTAGTAATAGAATCATTTAGTATTTTTGATTCTACGATGGAATCATTTGCAATTTTATCGGTAGTTACAGCAGCATTTACAATTTTATCTGTTGTAACTGCATCATTTGCAATTTTTGCAGTTGTTACTGCTAAATTAACAATTTTTGCTGTACTTACGCTGTTATCTGCAGGAGTTCTTTTCATTTGATAATCTTTCATCTGAAGTATATACAAGGTTTGCAGCATCTGAAATTCCATGAATATTTGTTGATTCTGCACCATGCGTTGCAAGATTATTTGAAATTGCTACATCAACATATCCTTTTGCTGCCGCATCTGTTGCTTGCTGTAGGGGCAGATAATCCTGTAATTTTATGTGTTCCCATATCAAGAACACCACTCATTGTAATCTCAGATTTTGATACTTTACCTGAAATTGCTGTTGTTAAAGTACCTGCAAGATCTGCATCATTATTTAAAGATGTTGCTATTTCTGCCAATGTGTCTAAAGCTGATGGAGCTGCGTTTATAACTGCTTCAATGGCATCTTGAACGAACGCTGTAGTCGCAACCTGTGTAGTATCAGTTCCAAGAGAAGCTGTTGGAGCGATTGGTGTACCAGTAAATGCTGGAGACGTTAAAGTTTTTGATAATAATGTTTGACTTCCTGTTGTTGTAACAAGAAGACTTGTATCAGCAATGCCATGAATATTTGTTGTATCTAATTCGTGAGAAGAAAGAGCTGATAATGAATCAGATTTAGCCTGATTAGCTTTAGTTGTTGCATCAGTTGCTGCTGTAGATTCAGCAGTTGAAACTGCATTGTCTGTATAATCAGTAGCATGAGTTAATTGAGAAAGAGGAACTAATGTTGATCCGTCTAATGTTGCAACACCTGTTGCTGTTCCTTTTGAGATAAAGGAATATAATCATCAACTGTATTATTTAAATCATTTCTTAAAGTAGTAATTTCATCATCTACATATTGAACTGTTGATATAACATCTGTATCTACTGATACTGTTAGGGTATTTGCAGCATCATTATAATTTTTTGTTATACCTGTTCCCGCCGTTAAAGCTTGATCAATAGAATCTTGGGCAACTTCAGCCAATTCTGCTTTAGTAGCAATAACAGAAGTATCAACGGATACTGTAATTGTATTTGCTCCGTCATTATAAGCTTTTGTAATACCTGTACCAGCAACAAGTGCAGAATTAATTGCATCTTGTGCTATTTCGCCAACTTCTGGCGCATCTGCAGCTACATAGTCTAAAGAATTCCACGCTGTAGTGCCATCGCCAATTTTTACTTTTCTTGTGTCTGTTTCAACACCCATTTCACCAGCAGCCAATGTTGGATTTGCTGATTGCCATTGCGAGAATGTTCCTCGTCTTAATTGAAGTCTTACTGTTGCCATTTTATCATACCCCTATATTAGAATTATACCATTTACTTATTTTATCAGATAGTGCCTGAATCAAAAGTTAAAGCAAATGATGAACTAGTTGGGGAACCGCCATCAGCCATTTTTGTAGCTTCAGTGATAACCCCTTCTCCACCAACAGAATATATTGGTGCGCCATCATAATCGATGGCTAAATCAATATCATTAAATCCCATATCATTTGAATCTGATATATCAATCCATTGACCATTGACTTGAATTCTTAATTTATTATTTTCTGTATTAAATACGAGGGCACTGAGCCTAGTGTAACCTGTTCAGATTGAACTACAAGGTTGTTCTTTACCTTAAAATCTTTATTCTGTTGTTGACACGAGTTCAGTATCCCCCGAATTTTAGGTGGGGTTTTAAAACCCCACCAATTAATTATTTAGTTTTATGAACCGATTAAGGTTCCAGCTACACACGACGGTGCTGTTATTATTTAGCAGTTGTTACTCTAATTCTAATTTTATTGCTATCGTAATCGGCGGAAATTGTAGATAGAGATCCATTAGTTCCGACCATTGCCATATTCAGTAAAGTGAATATTATCTGCTTGTATCACTTGTTACTACTAACTTCTGATAACTCTGTATGTGTACCTGCTGCAACTTTTACAGTAAAATTTAGCAGATGTAAATCCATTATGGTTCCATTGATAAGCAGTTACTGTAGAAGCAGTTGGTACAGATATGGATGATGAAATTCTTTGCAATTCCATTAAAATCAATTGCTGCATAGTACTGTTGTTCAGCTACTGCATTACCAGCTAGATATTGCTGAATCTGTATAGGATTCAGCACTTGCAGATTGCATCTAATTCTGACTTGGTCTACATATTGCTTTGTAGCAGCATGTAGGGCATTGTACTGGATCAGCATTAAGAGTTAATGCTCCAGTCATTGTGTCGCCAGACTTAGCTACCTTTTCAGATAAACCAGTTGTTACTGTTGTAACAAAATTAGCATCGTCACCAATAGCAGCAGCTAATTCATTTAAAGTGTCTAACAACGCTGGAGCTGCATCAACAAGATCTGCAACCTCTTGATCAACATACGCCTTTGTTGCAATTACATCGAGTGTCAACAGAAAATTCACCAGTTGAGCTGTTGTAATCTAAATCCATTCCCAGCGCTTACTGCTCCACGAGCACGTGAATCCTGATAATATAAGTTGAAGAACCCTCTTCAATGTCATCTGTATCAAGAGCGTTAATTGCACTATCTGTATAAGATTGTGCATTTCCTTCTGCTGTGGATGCTGCGCCATATGAATCATATGTGTTTAGCAGTTACATTTATAATACCGTCTGCAGAGTTATATGTAATTCCTGTTCCAGCTGACACGGCATTTCTTGCACGACCATTTGTAAAGTATAGATTTGAAGAACCTTCTTCAATATCGTCTGTATCAAGTGCATTAATTGCATTTGTAATTGCATTATTTCTATTTGTTACCTCTGTAGAAATTGCAGAATTAATTGCACTGTTTCTATCTGTTACTTCTGTAGAAATTGCAGAATCTGTATATCCATTTGCTGCAGACTCAGCAGCATCTGCTGCATTATCAGCATATGTTTTTGTTGCAATTGTATTATCTACAGATACAACACCAGTTGTATTATCGTAAGATATTCCTGTTCCGCCTGAAATTGCTTGACGTGCACGAGATTCTGTAAAATACAGGCGTGTAATACCTTCTGCTAAATCATCTGTTGTTGAATCGGCTACACCATTTTCTGCAGTAATTGTAAGATTATTTGAACCATCTTTTGTAATTACTATATTTGTTTTGATTTGAATTTACTAAAAGATCTGCTGCCTCAGATTTTGCACGTGCAGCTGTATAATAAAGATTTGAGCCTTCTGACAAATCATCTGTAGTGTGATTTGCTAAACTTGAAACTGTTCCAGTTACGTCACCAACTAAATCAGCTGTTATTGTGCCAGCTGAAAAATTGCCAGATGCGTCTCTTTTAACTACAGAGTTTGCAGTATTGGCAGAAGTAGCTGTACCTCCAATGAGGTCTATAATATAATTTTGATCTGCTGAAGCCTTGGTTAAAATATCATAACCGTTGACTGTAGCTGTACTGCCTTCGACTACAAGGCCATTTTTAATTCTAAAGTTTTTGTTTACTGTTGCCACCCTGACAACCTCCTAGTTAAGCTTTAAGCGCAGTCCGAACAAATCTTGCTGTAACAGCAGAATTTGTAGGAGTTACGCATAAACTAATTATACCTGCATTTAATTCAAAAGTGACGGAAGCAAGATTATTTAAGGTATTTGAGATAATATTACTTTCTGATACGTTTATATCAGTACCATCGTTTAATAGCAAGAAGTCTGATGTATGATATTCAGACCCTCTTGATATTTGAAGATTATATTTAATTGTTCTATACACTGATGCCGACCATGTGTCTACGGCTGTTTTATTTTCTATGCCTGTTATAGTAAGGTCGTTGTTGCCATCTAATCCAAGAAGTTCTAGTGTTGAATCTGATTGATTGTCTAAATTCAAAAGTTGAGCTTCAATTTGATTTAATCTTATAATCAATAGAATTAGGATCAGAAGATCCATCTATACCAATTTTTGTTTCTATAGCTTCTATTGCGTCATTTACATTTCCGTGTAAAGATGCATGTCCAGCCATGCTGTCTGTACCTTGTGGATTATTTAAATTATCTAATCCATCTGGAAAACTAGTTGCACAATTTCTCCTCCGTCTAACAATGTTAATTCTGAATAAGATGCATTGTTAATTATTGAATTTGGAGCTCCACCATCAACTCCAATTATAACAGGAATTTCTTCCTGCACAGACTGATTTTCATTAAATTCATCAAATTTAATTTTTTTCTTGAATATCAATAGTATGAACATCTCCATCATATGCTATGTGTATGCATGTAAAAAGGTGTTGGATCTGTATTTTGTGAAAGAATAATCCAAGTAGTTCCATTATGAATTTTTAAGGCTTTATCCGTTGTATTAAAAAACACATCGCCTTCCGACCCAAGTGGATCGGAGGCCAATGTGGTTAAATTAAGTAAAGACTTAAATTTTCTTGACATGTTTATCTTCTACTATTGCTACTCTATACTCATTTGTTGCTGGCGCTTCAGCAAATTTTATTGTTATGACAGATGTTGATGTATGTTCTATATCTGCTTCAACCTGTGCATAGACTTCATTGTTTTCAAATATTTGAACTGTTACATCTTTTGTACCTAAATTATGTGTGACAGCATATGAAGTTGCGACTCCATTTCCAATATTTGTTACAAATTTTCTTGCAATTGAATGATAGTGAGAACCATCATTTGTTAGAGTCCATTCATCTGATGTTTCATTCCATAATAACTGAACATCATTTTCTGTTCCACGATGTACCTTAATTCCAGCATCTACTGTTGGAGCTTGATCCTCTGGCATATCGCTATTTAAATTAATTACATTGTCAGATATATTAACTTGAGTTGTATTAACAGAGTTAATTGATCCAGTAACATTTAAGTTACCGTCAATCTGAACATTGCCTGTTGTATGTAAAGATGATGCTGTTAATTCACCAGTAATTGTTACATTGTCTGGTAATCCAATTGTTACATCATTACCAATTTTAGAAACTTCTACTTCATCTTCTGTTCCGTAAAATGTTAATAATGAATCTGAAACTTGAGAATCAACATAAGCTTTAGTTGCAGCATCTTGGTTTGCTGTAGGATCTGTAAGGTTTATAATCTTGTTTGAATTTGCATCCAAATTAGAAGATAGTTGTGTCCCTGTTCCTAACGCTTTATTTGTTAATGTTTGGTTAGATTCTTCAGTAACAATTCTATCTCCATATACAGTTGCATAACCGTCTGGTTGCAACTCTATATTTCCATTTGCTGTAGATAATTGTAAATTGTTATTAGCAGTAATATAGAAATTATTTCCATCTACATCGATTGTGCTATCGTTTGAACCATCATTAAATTTTAAAGCATCTGAAATTGTTTTATTGCTTAAAGTTTGTGAATCTGTTGTACCAACAACATTGCCAGTAATACCATGGACATCTGATGTTGATGAGTTATGATTTGATAACTGTGTATCTACATATTCTTTATTTACAGCATCTTTATCATCCGTTGGATCTCCCACCCAGTGGATTTGATACCCATCCGCATCTAATGCGCTTCCAAGGCTTGTATTAGAGCCTAAAACTTTATTGGTTAATGTTTGCGAATCTGTTGTTCCTACAACATTACCAGTTACTCCGTGTACTCCAGAAATTTCATTATTATGATCTGTAATAGCATCTGTAAGATCTTGTGGATTTACTGATATTTGAACCCAGGATGTACCATTATCAATGTAAAGTGTTTGTGTATCTGTAGCTACGTATAGTATGCCACCTTTTGATGCTGAGGGTCTATTTGCTAAAAGACCGTATTTTGTTGCACCGCCTGCAATCCATTGTGTACCATCGTAGAAACGAGTTTCTTTTGCTGCGGTATTATAATAAATCTGACCTGCGACTGGCGAAGATGGGTCGGAAGACAGATTTTGTAATCTAGCATTTAGCAACTCATTTTTATTGAGGTCTAAACTAACTAAAATTTTCTTGCCATTTCTTTCTCCTTTTATGACAAATATGCTTTCCCAGGAAAAGGGTTGCGCCATCGTCAGTGTTATTTTATTTGCTGTTACATATTCAATTCCAGTCTCGACCAACTCATTTGTACTATCTTTGATAGTAACATTTGGGTAAAAGTTTAAATCATGCTGTAAATCAATATAGTAATACTCATTTGTTTCATCATATTGAACTTGACTAATTTCCCAGCTTAAAACTCTTGCATAGTCTGATGCTGGGTCTTGAAGTAAAAAGTTTGTTGCTCCACTCCATGTAGTTTCAGAGATTTTTGGCCCATAGAATCTTGTAGTAGAAATATCATAATAAAAATCTCCAATATAACCTAAATTATTAGAAGGTGCACCAGTTCCATTCAAAATGGTACGCCCTCTAGGTCCTTGAGGTCCTGGAGTTGATACTATAACTTTGTTTTTATTTTCTGTTACTATTATTTTTTCATTAGCCATTATATAGTTACCGACCTACTCAAAGTCATAAAGCCTTCCACAATTTTGATCTTGTTTCCATTGGAATCAACAACCATAACGTCATATGATGATTTAGGATAAAATAGCTTATTGGTTTGAGTAGGGGTAATTACTATTTCTAATGTGCCAGTTGGGCCATCTATCGTAATACCGCCAACAGGTGATGTTAGTGTAAAAGCTAATTTGCTTCCACCCTTTGTATCTCTAACCTGCATTTTTGCGGTTGCGCCAGTAAGATCGATGGGTGTAATCTCATCATCTTCTGTGTATTGAACCTTAAATTTGAAAGTGGTATTTTGATCCACTTCCCAATTTTTGTACTGCCATTTGCTAAAGTCTCCTAATTGGAAAAGCTCTTGTGACAATTTTATCACAAGAGCCTTTCTAATCTAGTTGGCTAGATATTACTTCTTTTTAAATCCAAATGCTGGTTCGTTTGTATTTAATGCCTTTAAAATTACTGGAACAATAGCTGCAATTCCACCCTTAATCAAATCTCCAGGATCTGTATTTCCAGTCATATACAGAGCAAGGACGGCTGAAACAAAAAGCTCTTCCATAAGTTGATAATGCTGCTAATACTTGTTCTAACATTTTATTTAAATCTTTCATATATCCTCCTATTTCTGAGTACTTTACTCAGAATTATGGGCTGACCCACAAATTTATTATACTACTATGCTGTAATATCTACAAGTTCACAATTCCCATCAGATGTACAGGCTAGTGTTTGAGTACCGCTTGTACCATCTTCTGTTTCATAAAAAGATAAGTCTTCCCAACGAATTGAAGACGGCATCTTGGCAAGAAGCTCTAAATATTCTGTTTCAGTAACCTCTTGATACGGAGCCTGTTTATACGAATGGTCTGAATGTGGTAAAAATGAAATACCTGATACTTCATCAAAGTGCTTATACACCCACGCACCAACTTCCATCCATTCATCTTCTTTAACTGAAACTGTAATTGAAGGTTTATGTTCGCACCATGAACGCTGATAAACAAGCCATGTATTTAAATGATCAATAGCGGTAAGATGATCTCTTGTAATTGCTCCTTCTGGTGCTTTTACTGGAAATGAAAATACATAAGTATCATTTGGCTTCATAAAATCATCTTCTACAGGAATCCCAACTTCTTTTAAAAATGTAGATAAAGGATCTTTCTTGTCTCCACGTACTGTACGAATATAATAATCTGAATGCCATGCATGCATACCTGAAGAAACTCCAACTAATTGAGAAACTGTACCTGAAGGCTTTACACAAGTAATAGCGGCAGATTCATTAATACCAATCTTGACTGCTTCTTCTTTATTAGTTTCTCTAGCATATTCACGAAGGCTTTCTAGTGTTTCTGCTAGCTTTTTTAAGATCTTGTTTTCCTGAAAAAATTTGTTTCCAAACTGTCCAGTTAAAGATACTCCTAATAGACGTTCTTCTTCTGTATTATCCTTCCAAATTTTACGAAGGTATTTAAAGTCTGTAAGAGTAGATTGCCAAGTTCCGAGAATAGTTGCTAGTCTTACTTTTTCCGCCACAGTCTCTGGGGTATCTGATTCTCGAATGACAACTTCGGATAGATTACAGAACTGATAAGGTCTAAGGATAATTTCTGAGCATGGGTTAGTTCCATAATGGATTTCTTCGCTTCTACGACCCCATCGAGATGCCTGCTTTTGTGCTGCTGCAACATTGTATATGCCACGCTCACCTGATTTTGAATCATATAAATTCTTCCATTCAGCAATAAACTGTTCCATTTCTGGTTTACGAGAATATGCTACTGAGTTATTTGATAAAGCACGTTGTGAATTTTGTTCCCACCAGTTTCCTGATTTTGCCGCTGCCATTTCAATATCATTAATATTAGATAATGAAATCATTGCAGAACGACGTACACCACCAACAACTACAACTTCGCCAATCTTACACATTATATCGTGAGCCTCAATAGGTTTCAACTGACGACCTGCTGCAGCTTTAAGCTTTGCAATTGTAAAATCAAAAAGGTTAATTAAAGGTTGTGGTCCTGAAGAACGACCACCCATTGTCTTAAGACGTGCTCCTGCTGGACGAAGTTTAGATACATCAATAGAAGGAATCTGTCCAGCCCAAAGCATGGCAAGAAGTTCACGGTATGCTTTTGCCCAACCAGTCTTTGAATCTTCAACTACAATAATTGTTGTTGACTTCTCAAATGATTCTGGGACGGGAGGAAGCTTATTAACGTACTTGTATTCAACAGAAAACCCTACACCAGTTCCACACATAAGAATATACATTGTTTCATCAAATGAACGTGGTGAATCTACTGGAACAAATGAGCAGTTGTATCCTGCTACATGGTCTCTTGAAAGAGCAGCACCTGCAGTCATAACTGCTCTCATAGATGGCATAACATTACGTTCATATACCGCATTCTTTAAATCTTCTATAAGTTTAGAATTTGGCTTATATTCATAATTCACGAAAAGGTGATCTAACATAAATGAAAAATAACGATCTACTGTTTCGCCCCATTTTTCACGACGGTTTTCTTCTGGTATCCATCTTGCATATCGTGATAATGCAATAAAGTTTTCATACGGGTTTTCAATATTTTTTGACATTTTGATATAAATCTCCTTCTCCGCCTTGCGGTTAATAAAAAATGAATAGGTACCAATTCTACCAAAAATAAATATAGAAGGAAAGACTTTTTATTTTTTTTAATAGAAATAAATATAATTATTAGTTAACTAAACTATTTATATTTTAGTTGACTAACTTGACATGTTCTATAAAACAATGTTATTATTATAGTTCGTTATCTCTAATGGAGGAAATGCCAATGGAGAATGTAAAAGAAAAGTTCAGTGATTTAATACATCATTGGACAGCAATAGCAATACTAGTATTGTTTTTATTCTCAGGAAAAGAAACTATACTACCTGCTGCTGAAGCTCTGACTGTAAAGCCAGAAATTACAACGCAGCAAGAAGAAAAACTGAAAAAAGAAACGCTGGAAAAATTCAGCAACACTGTATACAAACCATCTATATCTTTAACGGATAAAGAACTGGTTAACCTTCTAAAAGCAGTTGGTTTTGAAGGTAAAGCCCTTAAAATGGCTTGGGCCATTGCTAGAACGGAGTCTAACGGACGCCCTATGGCATATAATGGTAACAGGAAAACTGGAGACAGTTCCTACGGACTATTTCAGATCAATATGCTAGGTACTCTTGGCTCAGATCGCAAAGAAAAGTTCGAACTGGATAGTAATTATTCATTATTCGATCCAGTAATTAACGCAGAGATAACGTATTACATGACTAAAGGCGGAACAGACTGGTCAAGTTGGCCAAATTCTGTTAATAAAGCAAAAGAAATTGAGCATTCAATTTCCAAAGTAGTTAGGAGATAAATTGAAGATACAGCTAGTGTCTAAATATTTATCTTTAGCAGAAGAGGGCCTTGTTCAAGAAATGGAATGTCCATTAGATCAAGGCCTTCTTATGCCAAATCTAAATGAAGTAGAAGAAATATTTTTATATTGCCTTTCTTGTAATTATAAAAAGGTTATTGGGTATAAATTATATAATCAAATGAAAGAAGCATTAAATGCCATTAAGTGATGAGTTTAATTTAAATTTAAGAAAAGTAATTGCAAATTCAATTCCATGTGTTCATATGAATACTCTATTAATTTCAGAAAGAGTATTAAATACTTTTAAAAAATATTTAATAGAATGTAAAGAAAATAATTTAAATACTATTGATGATATTTTATCTAATATGGAAAATAAAAATGGAACCTCAGAAAACAAATAATTTGGAAGAAAATTTACCTATGGTTAGCTACATAATGCTGCATAGGGTTTATGATATATTAACATTAATTGCAGATATTTTATCTAAAGATGAAAATGATAGACAGAAAATTTCTAAAATGGTAGAATATCATAAAGAAGGATTTTTGCTTGGGCCCACCCCAGCATTTAGATCGGAGGACAATAATGAATAAAGAATTATTGCTACAAATAATGACTGATTCTTTTAAGAAAGCAAATGTATCTTTAGCTGTGCAAAATGGAGCAAAGCAAGAAGAGGCTTCAAAATATGTTGAGGAAATGTCAAATATAATTTATAAATGCATGCATTCTGTGCTGGATGACTTGCTAGAGCATTTACCTGATTCTATAAAGTAGTATAGGTTGAGTAACACTCCCTATATAGAGCACTAACGTGCTTGAAACCCCAACTAGATCCGCCTCTGGTTGGGGTTTTTGATATAATATTAACATGAGCCCAAGAGATCACTTTAATCAAATGATGCGTAGCCCCAATTTTAAAAATGAAACATATCAAAAATCTGGTGGTAAAATTGAATATAAAATAGAAATTTTTTTTTAAAAAAATTAAAAGGATTTTTAATGTTAAAAAATAATGTTGGAATATTACAAATAGATGACTTTCTTAACGATGATGATTTTAAAACTTTAAAAGAACAATGTAAAGAAATTTCTGATAATTTTAAAATAAATAAATACTATCGTTGAGTATGGTAGATTTGATACATCTTTCTATATTCCAGATGAAATAGAATATAAATTTATGGAAAAATTAAATAGTACATTAGATTTAGATAATAAACTTATATATGCCCAATTATTGAAGTATCAAATAGTTGATGGATGTGTACCAAAACTTGGAATACACAAAGATGCTCTTGCTTGCGAATTAAAAATAACGTTTTGTATAGATAAAAAAATAGATGGATGGAATTTTTGTGTAGAAGACAAAATCTTTAAAGATAAAGAAAACTCTGTCATAGCATTTGATGGCAATAAATATAGTCATTTTAGAACTAAGTATCCTTCAGAATCAGAAGATGATTTTTTAACTGTTCTTTTAATACATACAGCTGATAAAAATTATTGGGCTAACAAAGTGGATAAAAAGTACTATCATTTAATAACACCTATGAGTGTTGATAAAAAATATTAAAATCTCTATAGCGTCTTTTCTTGGATTAAAATCGTATAAAGGATCAGTAATGTAAACTGGAGTAGGTGAGTTCATTTTCACTATACTCGAATCTATTTTCTTTTGATATTAAATCTCTATTGCCAGATTTTAATACATATTTATGTTCTTTTTGGATGCCCTAAAGAATTTATATCTTCTTTAGTAGCAAATAATCTACCATGCCATTGTTTATTTTCAAATCCATCTTTTTCTATCTCAGCTAACTTAGCAACAAAATCTTCATCTGATAATGTTTGTCTATAAGTAATCAATTCTTTTGGCTGAGGTGCAACTAGAAAATGTCTTACATAATACTTATTTCCTTTTATTGGAAATACGGAGTGAGGATGATCTGTTCTAAAAAGTAAACCATCTCCAGCCTGCATCTTATAAATTAAAGGATCATCTACCATCCAGCATTCTTTCTCTTGTCCATGCTCATCTATATAGGTTGATTTTTCTGCAGTTTCAAAATTAATAAACTGTATTTCCCCGCCTTCATAGTCATCATTAATATAAACATTATAATTAAAAAATGAAGGAGCTGGATTTAACCACATTCTTCTATCTTTATGCAATTCCATTGATAAAGATTTAGACGGATTTGTATTTACTGATTCTGCAATTAACAGATCTCCATATTCCCACCTATGTGGATTTTTAAACTTAGAAACATCTGATCTAGAGTATCCTGGCATATCAATAAGTTCTTCCCAAGATGTAGGGATATTTGGATCCTCTCCCCATATTTTAAAATATTCTTCATTCAAACAATTTTCTTTATAATACTTTAATGCTGCACAAAAAGATTTTAAATTTTCTCTAATAAAGTATCCGCCTTCTGAAGGACAATCTCTCCATCCCGCTTCTACTCTAGGGTAAGCTTTAGAATAATTGCCCCAAGGTTTCCAGTCTGTCCATGGTCCAAAAAAATTAACTTCTTCTACCTTTGACTTTTTTATAATGTCGTATAATTTTTGTGGGTCTTCAACAGAGTTCTTTACTAAAGTACGTCCTTGGTTAATTCTATAAATTCCATATTATTATTATACCATTCCTATTTAGTAAAAAAAAGTGCGAAAAAAGTGCGGCGGAAATAGAAGAGAGCATTTGTTTCACATGAAACATATTATCCTTTTCTCCTCCAATGATCATTATCTTCATTAATGGATGCTAATAAGGCAAATCCAATAACAATATATGACTAAATATACATCCAAGGAAGAAAGCTATTTCCATATACTCACCATTTCTGTAAAGGACATGTGGCATTTTCTGATTTAGCCTTAACTGGCATAATACAGCCACATTTTTTACATTGCTGTGTTAATTGTATAAATTCGGGACATATCATCGCAAATATCCAGTCTATGAGTATAAAGCTCTTCTTTTGATCTAGGTTGTTTTGGATTAAATATGTCCCATAGTTTTACCATTTCGCTTCCCCTCCATTTTTAAATTTATTATATATAGCATAGTCTACATCAAAATATTTTTCTAGAGACATTTTATCATTATAATCTAGACTTTCATATAGGGTTTTTGAACCCAAATTAGAATAGGTTGTCTTTATCGTCTACCGCCTCCAAATTTTCTACTATTTAAATCTGAACATATTTTAGAAAAAATATAATTTGGATTTTCAAGCATATAATCTTGGTCGACTAGAAAATTTATTCTATTTATTCTTTCTTTTAAAAGATCTTGATCAATTTTTTTAAATATAGAAAATTCATATATTTGATCAAATATGGGACCAGATATTAGTATACTCTTTGCTTTGTATATTATGATATTGGATTGAATTTTCAATCCATTCAAAAAAATGTTTTTTGGTTAAATGTATATTTTTAATATCAAGATGAGTTATTGAGTCATTTATTAAAAGATCAAGCTTTATAGTAATTAAATGAGCATATAGGCTACATATCAATTTAATAGGATCTCTTAGTATTGAAAATATATAAGTATCTTTATTTATATTTTTATCCCAGCCATTATGTCTATCTTCCCCATCAATAATATTAATATGGCTAGATATATGTGGAATTAAATATTTTTTAAAAATCTACCGCCTGTTTTTGGTCATGTGTAGAAAATAGAAATCTTTATACATGTATATCCTTATATTATTGATATCTGAGACTATTAGATTTTAGGAAAGCCCCCTTTCCCCCATTGAAAATTTTGCTACAATGTGAGATAAGAGAAGCGACATCTGGTATATATTGAGTTCCAGTGTAAGCTTCACAAACCGAATACTAAGTATAACATTAAAAAAATAGTGAAGTCAATACTTTCAATTTTTTTATTGTACAATTGATACATGATAAAAGTTCAAGTAATAGGCGACTACCTTACAGCAAGAATTCAGGACAACATATAAATGCACATTTTGGTCACTAGAAAAATTAACAAAAACTAATCCATCAATTGAACAAAAAAATTCTAAATTTATAAATGATACAATATAGAAGTTAACTTTTGGGGACTTGCTGGTTATAAATGTTTTGGTTAGATATACTAGAAGACATTAACAGGAATATTATTTCATCTCCGCCAGAAGATACTATAGATATTCCTGGAATATCAGATAATGTAGATTTATTTTTTCCATATAAAGATATTTTAGATGCAGATCTTAATTATGCCATGGCTAGGATTATGTTGATTGTAGAAATTGGATTCCTAAATATAACAATGCAGATCTTGTTGTTAGAGATTATGTGAATCGTTTCTTGCTTCTTTCCCGTCCAAAAAAATTAGATTTATAGAACCTTTCCCACAATTTAAAGAGCTGAATACTTATAACTATCCAAGTTTGCCATACGAAAAAAAGATGACCATGATAAAAGAATTTAGAGAAAGTTTGTATAAAATAAGTATTGAAAAAGGATTACTTCCTCCTATTAGCAACTCAATTGTATATTGATGCTGTAAATTGTGATTATCTTGCAGAAGAACATGCTAGACCAGGAAATCAAGAATATCACAAAGGTACAATAATAGATGCATTAAAACCTGAGCATAACGAAAAAGTTTACAATAATCTTGTTGCTCATATTAAAGATACTGTATCTCAATTATCTTAGTCAACTACTTTTTAGATTTTTAAAAATGTTAATATAATTTTTTCATGCATGATACACAATAAAAAAAGAATTAAAAATCATTATAGTGCGCCCATAATGTCCGAATTGCACCTTATTTTTTCTAAATGTGATGTAACTCATAGTCAAAATGTCCGAATTGCCCGTGTTTCAACTTGAAATTTGTCAGACCCCTATGATAGTCTTAAGACATAAGGTTAAATAAAGAAAGGTAGTCAAATGATTACACTAGATAAAAACGAAATAAAGTCCGCTAAGTATGGACACCTCAATCTAACACAGCGTATCGCTATCGCTGCTCAAATGGTAGTAGATGGTCAGCCTGTCTCTTTCCGTGGGGCTAGTGCTGATACCTATGCTAAGGTAATGCAAGAGGCTAACCGCATTAAGCATGAATTAGAGTTTCCACAATGCCCATGCGGAGAGTGTGACTAACACCACAGCGACACGCTAGGCTAAATGCCTCAATTTGTCAGACCCCTATGCTACACTTACAACATAACAACAAAACGAAAGGTCAGAATAAATGACACTAGAAGAATACAAGGCGCTAGTAACAGCACAGCGCAAGGCTAGCCTAGAAAAGGCTATCGCTACCCTATCCGCTACTACCTCTAAGGAGAATAAGTAATGACTAAATGGGATACTATCCAATCAGATGTAAGCTGATGCTTACCGCCATTGGGATGATGTAGTAGATGTAGAAGAAGATGAGGATGATTTCTTCGGATTTGCTAAGGCTATACAGATTGACCACTTAACAGATGAACAACTAGATGAGATTGGAAAAATGTTCGAATGACATTAGAATTAAATGACTATGGATTAGAGTTCGATACCTATGTGTGCTACATAGCGTTATCATGGCAGGTTATTGTTCCCGCTCTAATTGTTTTTATTGGATACAAGATTTATAAAAGAACTAAGAGAGTGTTTTAATGAATAGACTACTTACTAGCCTTGTACAGTTAGCCCTCATAGTACCCGCCCTATACATGGGGCGCATTGTGTGGCATGACTTTAAGCAAGAGATGAGGGAACTATTCAATGGCTAACCCTAACGGGTTTTATAAATGCCCTAAATGTGATCGCCTTAATGCGGGCGCTTATACTAAATGCGTATGTGAGCAAGATAACAAATAAATAACGGCGTGTCGGCTTGACAAAGTCGAGCTGGCCCGCAAGTACTTGCGGGAGTTATCCACAGGCTTACGGGGTTATCCACAACCCCCTGGAAATGTGAGGTTTATCACAAAAAATAATTTTGCGACACGCCCGAGAAATCCCCCAATTTGTCAGTACCCCATGCTACACTTCCAGTATAAAGATTAAATAAAGAAAGGTGGTCACCATGACTACACTAACACATACACACACTCCACACATGGAGAGCGTATCTACTACATACGGATTTGGAGTAGATGTCGAATACACTTTCTGCGAAACTTGTGAGCAGAACATAGATAGAGTTTATTTCTATGATGACTTTGACCGCTTACCATTTTACACAGATTGGAGTTTAACTAAATGAAAACTAATTTTGAGATTTCGCAAGAAATTAACACTCTTGCCAAAAAACACTATGGCGACATGGATTTGGCTTTTGCTTGGGGTTGTGCTCAGGCTTTGCTAACTACAAAACAATTAGATTTAATTCTTGGAATACTAAAAGAAAAGGAAACTAACTAATGAATAAATGTTCATCTTGTGGTCAAGATACCACGCAATTTATTACCGATGACGGAGAATACTATTATCCAATTTGTGGGGAGTGTTACTAATGAACGATTTCTATGATGACTTGTTAAATGATTGCTACGGAGAAATTAAACTTGGCAATTTGGTTTTTCTCCCGCCGAAATTATTAAAGCTTTAGACCCTATTGCGTATGATCAAGGTTTATTAGACTTTGAGGACATGATGATGGAAAACATGGAAGAAGAAGAAATGGAAATGTTAGAAAAAGAAATTATCTAACTCAACGGCGTGTCGACTTGACAAAAGTTGATGCGCCCGCAAAAGAGAGGGGTTATCCACAGGTTACGGGCAGTTATCCACACCCCTGGAATTTGCGACACGCCCGAGATTTTGTGATTTTTATCACATGGCTTGAGCGTCTCATTATTTGGAATTACTGGCTAGTAATTAGATAAATGTCAGTAGGGTCTGGTAAAATACCATTATCAACAAAACGAAAGGCGGACTCAAATGTCAGCAAATCTTTACACTATCGAAAATCTCCTTGTGGAAAAACTTATAAATCAAAAACACTAACAGGCGAAATAGTTTCTGCCGAGCCACACCCTCAAGCAATTTGGTATGATGGCGCAGAGGCTTATCGTGTAGAAGTTAGAAATCAAAATGGTGGATACACTTATCGCTCAGTAGCCGTAAAGGTATCTGACTAATTTGTCAGACCCTTACGCTATAATTTAACAACTAAGAAAGGAAAACTAATGTTAAAGATAATCGACAAAACCGATTTCTATGAAATCGCAGACGAACAACACTTTTGCTGTGATGAAAGTCAGTTTAAGTATTACTGTGAACGAGCACCTAGAGTTTATGGGTTGCTACTTTTGCCAATTTGACTATGATAAAGATTGCGAGGAACAACACTAATGGGATTTATTGAAATCTTTCGCCTTGATGAAAATGGCGCAGGTTGGGTGGATTTATCAGAAGCCACCCCTGATGAAATGTTTAATCTTGAATTAGGCTTACTTAATGAGGGAGCCTTATTCTCAACACCGAAGCCGACTAATTGTCGGTGGTAGGTGCTATACTTACAACAACAAAACGAAAGGAAAACTAAAAATGAAAACACTTAAAAAATAGAAACTTACTCTTTTGATTGCGACTCTTGCGGTGGTAAGGGTTGGTTATTTTGGGGAGATAATGAAAACTTTGATGTTGAGGCTTGCGATTGTAACCCTGAACAATTAGATGTTCCACAAAATAAGTTAGGTCATGGTGAATAATGTATAAAATAACTTGCGCTTATGATGAAAACGCTCCACACTGCACTCAGCAATTCTCAGATGAATTAGACGCTCACAAAAGTTTTGCTAATTATGTAGATTGGGGATTTGCTGACGAATACTCAACTGTAAATCTTTATACACCTAGCGGAAAATGCTACACAAAAATTTTCTATCGTGAAGGTAGAAGGGTGGTAGAAAAATAATGATGACTCGTAAAGATTACATAGCAACTGCGGAAATTCTAAAGTATGTTTCCGATAAAACTCACCCAGCCGTTTTTTCTAAAATGGTTGTAGATTTTGCGGAGATGTTCGCAAAAGATAATCCACGATTTGACGCTAATAGATTTTATTCTGCGTCAAATTACAAAATACCAACTTTCAGCAACTAAAATAAAAAGGACAGAAAATGAAATTACCAAATAAAGAAAGAATAAAAAGAGTTTTGGAATTGCGCAGAGTCAAATGCCGCAACTCCAATAAAATCTAAAAAAATTTATTCACGAAAACGAAAACATAAAAATAAAACTGGTTGAAATTTCAACCAGCCCGCAACACTGCGGGGTTTTCCACAGGGTTACGGGCAGCTGTGGATAACCCTGGATTTTTGTGATAAATCTCACAAATGTTGCGACACGCCGATACTAAAATTGAAATTGTCAGTAGCCTAGTGTAAAATACCGATATCAAACAAACGAAAGGAAAATAAATGTTAGACACAACAAATTGGGCAAGTTATCCGTTCACCGTAAATGGAGTAGATTTTGTATCTAAAGTAGATAAAGATAGTAGTATGTATAAGCAAGTATCTAGAGTACCTAATGATATATTTATATCTATGAATCACAGGCGTATTCTAGAACTTATCGGTAATCCAACCGAGTTTTCTTATGATGAACTATCTATTGAGTTAGATAGAATAAATGAAGGCGCAAGTCAAGCCCTACTCTGCTTAGCGTAAAAATGTCGGTGGGTAGGTGTATAATCTACCCACCACTAAACGAAAAGGAAATCAAATGCTATCAACCGCAACCGCTATTATCGAAGCCGTAACAGATACCATAATGGAAGATGAAATTATGGATTTAGCAAGATTTATTGCTCATAAGAGAAATGAACTTTCTGATGATGATTTTGCTAAAGCAATTTATCTTTATTCAGGTATGCTATCGTCTAATACTGCTGATAAAGTAACTAAGATTTTACTTTCACCAATGGAAGTCCAACAACTAATGATGTCTATTGATGAAATGGAACAACTAAGAAATGAAATACTAGGAGAGGAAAATAACTAATGGGAACTAATCTTGCTTATGACCTTAGCGTCAGATGAACTAAACTTAGATTTAGAAACTGCTATCGGATACCACTTACAGGGTAATCACTATCCGCCCGTCCCGTTGTCAATGGTGCAACCATGCATAGATGCTATTGATGCTTACTATGAAGATGCCTATGATCGTGAGATTGAAATGCCCGAAGGCGTATCATACAAAGGAAGGGATACTGCCCCTGCTTAGGCTATTGTAGAACAGCACCACTTAGATGCATGGCTACCACAGGAGGACTACGATGAGTAATCTTTATTCTATTTTAGCTGAGATGCACCCAAATGGAGATTTTACAGAAAATGACCTATGGGAGGCTATTGCTGAGTCTGAGGGATTAGATGTAAACGAGATCATGGATCAGGATCTAACAGAATACTTGTGAGATAAATCACACAATAACTTTCTCAAATAATGAGATTGGGGAGGAAATTGTCAGACCTACCCTGTATAATAATTGACCTATCGAAAGGAAACAAATGAGCACAACGCTATCAGTAGGACAAACCTACACAACTACACAAAGCAAAATCACTGGGACTATCAAGGAAATCCATAAGCACCCGTCAGGCGTAAATCGTCTATTGCTTGATGTAAATGGAACAGAACGCTGGACAAGCGTATCTAACTAATCAAATAGCAGGGCTCACCGAAATGTCGGTGGGCTCTGCTACAATTACCAACTCAACCAAACGAAAGGAAAAAAATGGCTAGAAATGGCAAAGCGATAAATGTAAAAATCGCTACAACTAAAGTAATCAAGGCACTAGAGGGTGCGTTGGCTAAGTTAGATAACGAGTATGCTTCACAAGAAGCAAATCAGGCTAAAGTACGATAAAGCAGTAAAGGCTTGGAATAAAGAGGTTGGCTAAGTTAGCACTTGCTCAAATCGCTAAGGCAGAAAACTCTATCAGCAAACAAACGCTACAATGGCGAAATAAATGTTGATTTTAATTTACCTGCTGGAACTATTACTCTACCTGCTGAACCTAAAAGGATTTTCTACAAATCCACGAGTGGCAGTATCGTGAGCAAAAGAGGAAATTGAGAACGCAATTCGTATTCTCAAAATGACCGATGAGGAAGTAGTCAATACTTCTACTTACAACGCTATCGCTAGATACTTGTAATAATAGCGGGGGCTAGACAAAATCTAGCCCCCAATGCTATAATTCTTATTCCTACTAACAGAAAGTAATAAAATGAAAAATCGTTTTCGTGTTGAAATCTATGATGCTAATAAATTAAATGATGTAACTATTTATTCAGAACAAGGTGTTGATAAAGAATACTTAACTGAAATTGTATTCTCTAACTTGTCAAAGTTTTCTGGAAATGTAAAAGCATACGTGTATGATGAATTAAAGAAGACTAAAACTGTTGCGTTATTTTTACCTGAAGCAACTGTAATGAAATATAAACCAAAACAATTAACTAGGATTGAACTAGGATTGATTTAAAAGCTTGGGGCGGGATCCTGATTCCCTTCTAGTCCCGCCCCATCCTGTTGGGCCCGCAATAGCTAAGGGGTTATCCACAGGGTTACGACAGTTATCCACAACCCCTGAAATTTTGTGAGATTAATCACATCAGACAATTCGGACATTTAACTAGTTAATCTTTACAATGTCAGACCCCTATGTTATACTCAGTTAATCAACCAATCGAAAGGAAAAAAATATGGCTCATAATCTTGAAGTCGAAAATGGCGAAGTTGCTTTTGCATTGCGTGGCGCACCTGCATGGCATAATCTCGCAAACCGCATCTTTAATCAGGATGAGGATGTTACAACTCAAATGATGTTAGATGAGGCAAAATTATCTAACTGGGATGTTCGCTTGTCTCCCTATCACAAATCACATTGACGAGTCTTGGAATGATGTTTCAAATTCGTCTCTAGTTGTTCGCACAAATCCATTTAATGGCGGAACTGATGTTCTTGCAACTGTTGGAAAGCGTTACAAGCCTGTGCAGAATGAAGAATTGTTTGCATTTGCTGATGCTATTCATGACGCTAACGCTGATTGCCGTTGGGAGTCTGCTGGCTCATCTGCGTAGTGGTAAAGTTGTGTTTGGAACTGTAGATATTCCTCGCACAATGGTATTAGACCCACAAGGTGCTAATGACCAAACTAAACTTTATTTAATTGTTTGGACATCTCATGACGGGTCTGTTGCTGTTCAGGCAGCCGTTACCCCTGTTCGTGTAGTTTGCCAAAACACTTTGAACCTTGCAATGCGTAATGCTAAGCAATCATTCAAAATTCGTCACACTCAATCTGTTGAGGGTCGCATCCAAGTTGCTCGTGAGACTCTTGGGCTTGCTCTTGGATACTTTGATGAATTTGAGAAAGAAGCGCAGGGCTTATTTAATCAAGCAATTACTGATGCTCAATTCTCAGAACTTGATCAAAACAATTTATCCTAAGCCTGATAAGGATGCGTCAAAAGTTGCAATCACTAAGTGGGAAAATAAAGTTGTTTTGCTTGATGATTTGTATCATAACTCACCAACTAACGCTAATGTTAAGGGCACTAAGTGGGGTGCGTTTAATGCACTTACTGAACGCCTAGATTATTATCCGTTCAGGTCGTGGCAATTCTGAAACACTAATGGCGGGTGCAAGTGGTTTTGACCCTAATCTTAACCGCAGAAAAAAATAAAATTCTTAAGTTGGTTAAATCCTTCTAAAGAAAAAATCCTGAGCAAGATTTAAAACTGCTCACCATATTGGTCCGTTAGCTCAGTTGGTTAGAGCGCTACCCTGTCACGGTAGAGGTCGACGGGTTCAAGTCCGTTATGGATCGCACTAATGAATGCCCGCAATAGCTAAGGAGCCAAATTGATGTGTTACGGATCACATATAAAACCCCTTGAAATTTGTCAGTGCCTGGGGTGTATAATTCTCGTCATGATAACGAAATGGAATAAGTATACATATGATGAACACAGGACGACTGTGACTGCATTAATTGAGGTTACTACATTTAGAGGGGACTGAGGCAAAGATTCTTACATACCTCGCATGTAATGAATCGCCATATACATTATTGTCAGTGGTCGATGCTACAATTACACCAACAAACGAAAGGGAACAAATGACAACAACAATGGAATCAACAGAGATGCAGGACCGCATCAAACAACTCGAGGAGCACATCTCTAAAGTAACTCAGCGTTCATATACTGAATCTGCAGAACGTAATCGCATGCGTAATGAGATGCAGGAATGGACATTAGAGCAATTAGATGAAGATTCAATTACAGAATCACAGGCTGAAGAAATTGCTAGCATCTGTGAAGCTTTGAACTTGCTAAAGAGTTTGAGGTTGAAGTAACAGTTATGTAATTCAGCAACAGTTATTGCTCGTAATGAAGAGCAAGCACAGAACGCAATCTATGATAGTTGACTTTGATACAGTCGATTACAATACAGATTCAATTAGATATATGTCTTCTAGCATTGATAGAGTGGAAGTCTAATGTACTTTGAATTCACCGCTCCTGATAGGCTATCCTTGGAGATGGCCTATTGGGATGCACAAATCACTGGGACTAGACCCACAAGCAATGCCACCATTGACATTCAACATTGGAACTGGTAGTATTGAGAAAGTAAGTCGGATTCGAGATAAGTTTAATCTAGTTGAAACTTATGTCATCAGACTATGAACCGACAGGATATCACAAGGAGTTAAGAATGGATTACCAAGATGGATTTCGAAGACGGTGTTAAAGTTTGCTCGTGAGGTTATTATTGCTAACATTAGGTTATGGGCTGAATCGTCAGATGATGGTCAGGTATATGATGACATCGCAGATCAAATTGAATTCGGAAAGGTAGACTATGACCTCTGAGGATCTAACTACGATGGATTGGCATGTGATCAATGTAATTCAGCTCAAGCTATGTATTTAGTTAAACTAGTTAGATGGGGAGCTTTACTTTTGTGGGCACCATTTATAATGAAAATAAGGAGGCCCTTGACAAGGTCGCCTATGAAATTGTAGAATTAAACAAGGTCGAGGAAAGCACCAAGACCAACTAGAAAGTGAGCGGATATAAGAAATGGGAGACAGAGCAAATTTTGGTTTCGTTCAACCAAGTGGAAACACAATTGTACTCTACGGACACTGGGCTGGGCATCAGATATGTTAGAGTAACTTAGCGGAGGCTGTTGCTAAGGCTGCAGTCCACGTTGGAATGACCCATCATATGCAACACGCATTGCTATTAGCAACATGATTGGCGATGTCATGGGGTATGGAAACTGGCTGGGGCCTGCAGGTAAATGAAATCTCAGGACAATGAGCACAAGATTCCTATAGTCGACTGGGCTAGCAATATACTTTTAGTCTTCATGAAGAGGATGATCACATTATACACGAATCTAATAAAGTTACGTGGCATGAAGAATGAAGCAATCTTCACAATGGACCTCTCAGAGCATTCTGTGAGAAGTATGCCCTGGAAGAAATGCTAGTCAACTAATTTTGGTATAATAATGATCTAGGTCAAGCTGGACCTTATCATTAATTTAAGGTGCGGCTAATTAGGGGAATCCCTCAAGTCGCTAAGTAAAGCAGCGTTTACTTAATTCCTTTCGTTCTGCTAGCAGCCTTACTATCTTAAAGATCCCTCAGCTGCAAGCTGGGATTTTTTATTGCCCGCAAAAGACAAGAGGGTAGCATATGATTGTTTACGACTGTCAATATATTTTCCCTGAAATTTCACAATATGAGACAAGCTTGTCAGATCCATGTGATGCACATCATATAGACAATTGTCGGTGGTGCAATTATATAATAGGAATCTATCGAAAGGAAAATTATGCCAAATTGGTGTTACAATGGATTAACTATAGAGGGAAATCCTGAATCTGTAAAGAAGTTAATGGAACAAATGAATAAGCCATTTAAGAAAAAGCATGACAACTGGAATATGGAAACAGGTAAAATGGAAATTACTCAAACTCTATATCTAAATCCAATATTTGCATTTCATCAATATCTATAATCATTTAGAGGACAGGTATTACTGATGAGCAATATATTCAACAACCCGACCATTCTCTTCCATATTGCAGAAGCATTGCAATTTAAGGGAAATCATTGGTATGACTTTAATAGTTCGTGAATGGGGAACTAAATGGGATGTTGCTGTATCAGATGATAATAAGTATCCTGATACAACTGATGGAAGATACTCCTAATGGTGAGAATCATGTAGTTCATTATAATTTTCAAACTGCTTGGTCCCCACCGTTTCCTGCTATATCTAAACTATCTAAACAATATCCTAATCTACTCTTTACTTTATCATATGAGGAAGAAACAGGTTGGGGTGGGGAATGTGAGTTCCTACGTGGAGAACAAATATCAGATTCATCATATGGTTGGATGTGTCGTGAATGCGAACATACAGAAGAAGATACTCCATATTGTGAAGAATGTGAATTTGATATGTGTCCGTCATGTGGCTACGGAGAGCCAATGGACGAAGACCGTGCAAAATGTCAGACCCATGGTGTAGAATCATCTCCTACAGAAAAGGCGGAAGCATGACAGTTTGATGAATTAATGAGAAAAATCTATGATGAGCATTTCTCTCATTTTGATTTCAGATAATATGAACGGTGGAGATTAGATTACGTAAATTGCATAATGCAATGATTTAATGTATGAATATGTGTGATTATATGGAGCCATTATTTAGATATAAATGAAATGAAACAAATCTATGCTGATAATTATGATGACCAAGTTTCTGATTATATCCTCGGAGAGGCTGTAGCAGAATTTAATGGTCGACTAGATAATTATGCAGATGAATTATTAAATGACATTATTGATAATATTAAAGAGGATATATTAGATAATGTTAGTTATGAACAAAAGGATATTGATGTTATGCAGGCTAGTATTAGTTTGGCTAAACATTATATTCGCCACTTTCAAATGATGAATTAAGACGGGACTTGAAATGGCTAATTCATTCTTTGACGGGTTATGGGATTGAGGTTACTTTGACTAATCAATTAATTGAATATATGCAGGAAGTCATTTAATTAATTGGTGATGAACAAAGATTATATTATGCATCTTTGATGAAATGGAAAAGGTTGGATATAAACTCTAAGGCATTTAACGAATTAGATTTAAATATAACTAATATAGGACAGATTATTGCTACCCGCCATTTATTGTCAGTGGCTAGTGATATACTGGGCATTCAAAACAGAGGAGAAAAGGGAATGCGAGAAGAACCAGGAATGTTCACAGAGAAAGTTGGACCCACATCTACAAAGCGCTTGGTAGACGCAGGCTGCTAGTGGTCTTGATATCAGGCACAGAGTCATCCGAAGATTTGACATGCTAGAGGCTGAGGCACAGTACGAAGAGGCCCATGGCGTGAGCATGTAGGAAGACGACTACTGATGACGCAATGCAGTCCTATGGAGCGGAAGTACTGGCGAGGCCATGCAGACGCTCTAGCACATCTGTATAAGTACTTACATATGACCGTATCATTACGCAAATTGCTGGATATGAAAACGGGAGGACGAAGAATGAGTATTAGATCTACATAGAAGCAAACACGTAGGGACGATGTATTTAATCAATTGTTAGATATTAATGAGAAGTTAACTAATCTAACAGTATTCCCATCATTATGTTGGGTATGGACCTTTGACATAATTAAAGATATCTTTGATAACACTGATACTGGTCAGGACGAAGCAATTAAGTTGAGGTAAGCTGCCTTAAAACAAATCTTTTGATAAGTTCTTTGGAAGATTGCGGCGAACTTGGTCTCCAGCATGGACATGGGCGGCGAAATCACGGAGGAGGTCATCAGAGATTGGATGAGTGGAGAACGACTTCATTGAAAACGTCTCTGATGAAGACAGTACATGGAGGAAGCCGCAGATGAGCAATGACACCCACAGGGATTTTGGCTGGTCCAGAAACAACTGACCTGGCAAGTAGGGCCTGGTTGGAGAACGGGCAGGAAGAACTGGCTAGATCTATAATTAAATCATTATAGACCCAGCTGAAGATATAACTAACAAAAGACAACTTAATAGTGGGCGCAAGGGCAAAAATTTTCTCTTACGGGTACATAATCGTGAATTCTGATAAATATAAATGTCTATAGAAGTAGACACAACAAATGACAACAAAGCGTGAATATCTAGCAAGCAGCAGATCACAGTGGGAAAGCGTGGTCGCTTTTCTGGTGCAGCTAAGACAGCTTTGGCAGAGGCGGAAAGAACGGAATCAAGTTTACCGCTGAAGTCAAGACTCCAAAGTAGCAATCCTCAGCATTTGGACAGGGCTGGACGAACCTCCAGCCTTGTCTGGATGCTAATAGCAAGGTCATCAACTCAATACAGGAAAAGGCGGAACTATGAGTAAGAAAACACAAGAACACAAAGTAGGGGAACTATCAACAGAGGCTTTAGATACAACGTTTGGTTTAATCCAAGTTTAGCAGCACAAATTATCATCAAGCAGCCCTATATATGTCCTCAAGATAAACCAATGGATTTAATGAAGGAAATCATTATAACTCCAAGCCAGCCGTTTTCGAGTCAGAGTGGGAACACGACCAAACTTCGGCGGGACTAATGTTAGCAGGCACATCTGGCGGAAGTAATAGAAATGCATGAACCTCTAGAATAACCTATTAAACCGAGGTGATCAACAGATCCAAGTATTACTTTGATAGGTTATAATCAAATAAGCTTAAGGGACAGTATGTCCAATTTGTACAGATTGTACATTTTGGATATATATGTCCCTTTTGTTATATAAACATAGGGGCAAAAAATCCCTTTGATGAAGAATCTTTTAAATTCCCAGAAATTTCTGCCAGAATAGATCAAAAACATATATTAAATCTAATAGAATATGTATATAAAATAGATCAAAAAATCTGGCAAAATTGTATGGGCAATTTTCCCGTTTTACGGGGCTATTTACAAATTCTCCATGAAATATGGTAGCTATTGACATGCCTAAATTTATATGCTATGCATATATGTGGGGCAAAATGGAGCATTATGGGGAGTTAGATATGGAGGATGTTCAATTACATAGGCAAATCTCAATATATGATATTTAATAATAATTGATAGCGAATTAATAGCCATATATTCTCTCAAGTCGTTCTCATGATAGGGCTTTAAAAGCCATAGGAGGCTCATAGAGAGAGGTAGTTGAATTGGGCGGGAATCTAGGATACTAGCTATTCTTCAAATGAAATCTGTGTAGCCCATATGTCTTGATTCAAGGATTCTTCGGGCTTATTTCCACCATATATTTGGATCCATCATATGATCTGGAACCTTCTTCCATTAGGATATATATAATGTAATACTCATGGGGTACTAGTGTCAAGGATTACTTCATCTGCTGCCATTATTTATTTATAGAATCCCATCTCTCCTTTGAGATGATATCTATATATTCTCTTACCTATGATATCTACCCTTGTATCTCCGTCCCAAAGTGTCCCTAGATAATGAGTATATATCCCTTGATTATTCCGCCAATTTCTCCAGTGAGATAAGGGCATTTTCATTTACTTTTACATCAAAGTATTCGTCGCTCCAACATTGTTCTGGAGATGACCAGTCTGTATTAATATAATATCCACCTAATTTAACCCAATGATCTGTATCTTTTTCTTTGAGTCAGAGTTTCAGCATATACAGCATAATCCAGTTAAACCATCTGAGTAGCGATCCATCATTTATCGCTCTATTTAGCCTCAATAGGCTTTTAAATTTAGGCGAAGTTGATGCAGTTGGAGAAGGTTTCTTTCTACTTTCGACTGCACTTTAGGGTCTGTAGGTGAAGCGGTGCACAGCGAAAGCGTTTCACGATAAATGCGAAAACGGTTAAACACCCATCTGATAGTAACTGAACGAAGTACAA